CCCCGGCGGCCTCCTTCAGCGGGAGGACGAGAAGAGCGGCAACGTATCGTATTCACTCATCGGCTCCCTCAAGGGCTGTGACCCGTATGCAAAGGCCCGGTCTACTGGTGATGACGAGATGTCAAAGCTATACAACTTCCTTCTGGACCTCCAGGAGAAGCTGATTCAGGCTGCGACAGAGAACAGTTCAAAGTGGTTCGGCAAGAAGCGTGGTGAGGAGTCAATCCGAGACAGCTTCAACGAGCGCAGCATTCTGAGTGTGTCATCTGACAAGGTTGGCGACGAGTACACCCCTAACGGGAAGTACCCGCCTTCCTTCCGGCTCAAGATTCCCGTGTATGACGGTCGTGTCTCTATGGACGCGGTCGATGCATCCGCGAAGCCCATCTTCCTCTCAGTGGATTCTCTCCGCTCCGTCTTTCCTAAGGGCGTAGCAGCGAATCTGATTGTGAGTGGTTCGGTGTATATCATTGGCCAGTCATTTGGCGTCACTTGGCGTGTGTCCATGGCACAGGTATTCCCTCAGACTCGTCTGACGGCTGCCAGTGCATTTGAGGCTGTACCTGATGCAGCTGAGTCTGCTGAGGCAGAGGAGGCTCCTGTACAGGAGTCTCAAGCAGAGGAAGCGCCTGTAGAGGGTTCTACTACTGCTGAGCCTGCTGCCCCTGCACCTGGGCGGAAGCGTCGCGTTGCAGCCCCACTCTAGACCACACCGTTGAGTCTTCTGGAGGCTGATACATGACAAATGATTCATCAACAAATATAGGATTGGTAATTTCTACCATCTTTTTCACTGCTGAACACATCGGTGAAAAAGATTTTCCACAAGAGCATTCATACACACTAGGTAGCCCATTTGTGATATACTTTGGAAGTATCAGTCTGTTGCATGCTTTTAGAAGGATATCTGAATCTAGTACATCTTGATACGCCTCTGGTGTCATCAATGTAAAAACAGAATCCCCTGCTTTCCAATCCTCTTGAAGCAGAGTACCAAATGCTGAATCACGAAACCACAACGTCTTAAATCTAGAATGGTCTTCTGATTCATGTTCAGCTAGGCCAATGCGATTTAAGTCGTCATCGTACAACCAGTATACATCTAATCCATCATTTTTATATGATGCATCTAAGGCTCCTCGGAATACGGTCTTGTCTGAATATGCCCATTCGGCTGCATCATGGTCTTCGTCGTGTTCTGCTATGTCAGGAGATATATCAGTATAAAGCAGAGATGGTCTCAAGATTGAGTACATCTTTGGTTTTGGTTTAGTTAGTTTTTACGCATCCATAACGTACTACGACCTCTTTCAGTTTCAATAAATCCAAGATTTTCATAGCATTTCACAGCAGGGATATTATCTATCAGAACATCTAGATAAACAACTTTTTTAGAATATCTATTCAGTACACATCTCAAAAATTTAGTGCACAAACCCTTACCACGATGTGATGCCTTTATTTCAACTCCCATCAAAAGGTATGCTCCCTTGTTGTCTCCTCTCGTATACAGCTTCATAGCACACTTTGCAATTTGTTTGCCATCTTCAAAATATCCGTAACGTTTTATTAAATCACTTTCACCTGATTCTGGGTCTATAACCTTACATGTGTATACCATTGTATTACTCAAAGGAAACTTTAACAGTTACATCATGACGTGATAGGGAGTTTGTAGCAGAGTTAGATAGCTCATGACGTTTACGACGAGTATCTTTATCAGTTGTTTCTTTGAGCTCTTGAAGACGTGATTCCATATCTGCATGAACAGCCTCACGATGAAGCTCTATATAATTAATAATTTCATCTGAAATAATCCATTCAAAAAAGTTCAGCTGGCCTACAGTTGTGTCTAGACCTTTAAACTTGATTCTCTTGCAACGACAAAAGGGGTCGAACATCTTCTTGCTGTACGCTTTTAGATGACTCTTGTACGATAGATACACTATCACATACCTTTCCTTTGCTGTGAATGCTATGTTGAACTTCTTCGCATAGTTTGTCACGAACCAGTCTATTAGTCTCAGGGATAAAGCTGAGGTACCAGTTAGAATTGCGCTGACCTTCTCCAGGTTCCCTGGAACTGAGTAAAACTTTTCTAGACGATGCAACACCCATTGTTCTTGACTCTGGATTTGTTCCATACTTAGTAATCATATCTTCCTGCTTGAAAACGGGTTTTAACCGTGATTGCCTACTAAGTATAATAATGGAAGCTCAAATCAATTACCTTCTTGAAAATTATGGGATTGATGACCAGCGTACACAAGCATGGTTTACGAAGCGTGGAGAAATGTTGACTGCATCTGAAATCTGGAAATCATTTGGTGATGCAACTGCATCAGCTCGTCGTGAATTAATTTTGTCAAAACTAGTACCCCCCAAGAAGCAGGATGGTTCTGGTGTTGGTGCACTAATTTGGGGTACACGATTTGAACCAGTCGCAAAAGAGATTTATTGTTTTACTGAAAATGTTAAACTAGTTGATTTGTCTTGCGTTAGGCACCCTGAACATTCATTTCTTGGAGCATCTCCAGATGGATTGATTTTGACTTCAGATGAACGGAACGGACGTCTAATTGAGCTCAAGTGCCCTATCTCGCGACCATTTACGAATGATACACCTATACCTGATGCATACTACCATCAAATGCAACTTCAGATAGAATGTACTGGACTCAAGGAATGTGACTATGTTGAAATGCAGTTTAAGACAATGAACTACTCAGAGTGGTCATTGCTTGAAGCAGAGTTTAAGTCTTGCTTTGCAGTAGATAGTTCTGGTAATGTAAAATACAAACCTATTACTGATACGGATACTGCTCATAACTGGCAAATGAATAATCTAGGAAATCCTATGGATTGGCAGATTGTGTATTGGGTTCTTGTACAAAAACGTGCAAAACTAACCCTAAAAGACCCTGATTGGATGCCGATGCACTTTCCAGAGATGAAAGCAACGTGGGATGAAATTATCCAGCATAGGGAAGCTGGTACAGTTCCTCAGAGCAAAGAAAAACCCATTTTAGTAATATAACACTAACTTACAAAATGAAGATTGGACTATGTATGATTGTAAAAGATGAAAGCCATATTATTAGTGAAGTACTTACTGCAACACTTCCTGTAATTGATACATACTGCATTCTAGATACTGGGTCAACTGATAATACTATTCAGATTATCAAAGATTTTTACTCAACTGCTGGGATTGAAGGAGAAGTAATTCAGAGTGACTGGAAAGGATTTGGAGCATCTCGTTCAGAAGCTCTAAAGCTATGCGATGGTAAGATGGATTACATTCTAATGATTGATGCGGATGATTTGATGGTATTTCCCCCGAATTGCAAAGAATTTCTGTATAAAACTCTCGAAGAGCACAAGCCCAATGCTTGCATTGTACAAATTAAGCGTGGAAGTTTCTCTTATGTGAGAACTCAAATTTTCAAAGCGAATAATGCATGGCGTTATGTTGGTGTACTACACGAATACCCTACAAATGATAAGCTTGATAATAAGATGATAAGACTTCCTCCGGAGATTTATATGATTGGTAGAACACTTGGTAATCGTTCTAAGCAGGAAGGAAACAAATATCTTAAAGATGCAGAAGTTATACTAAAAGAACTTGAACGAGAGCCAGACAATGAACGTTATGTATTTTATCTGGCACAGTCTTATCGTGATGGTGGTAATATTCCGGAAGCAATCAAATGGTACAAGAAACGAGTTGAGATGGGTAAGTGGAAGGAAGAGCAATGTGTGAGTGCAATGAATCTTGCAAGACTTCTACAGGACAAAGACTGGGCATGGCGTGCTCATGAACTTAACCCTAAACGCAATGAGTCACTAGTTTGGTATGCATCATATTGCCGGGCTAAGAATTTATTTACTCCTGAAGTTCTGGCTATGATTATGTATGCAACTACTATTGCAAAGCCAACCGAACAAGTTCTTTTTGTAGAGAATGATATTTACGATTGGCGTATGTGGGATGAGCTAAGCATTATTTCATACTTTTTGGGTCGCAAAGATATTGCTAAGCAGGCTGGAGTTCGACTTCTAAATGATAACTTGTTTCCTCCTGAACAACGTGCTCGTATTGAAAAAAACCTCAAGGCGGCACTAACTTAAGGAATGTATGAATTCCATTTGTTTACCCGTAGGGTTGATTCAACACCTTGTATGGGAGGAGCATCGAACCGTCCATCGGGGCGTACACTATTTGTGGATTGTTCGTAAGACGACACTGACTTTTCCTGTGTACGTTCTACATTTCTTTGGTCAAGAAATTCAGGAACAAAGTGTTGTCTGCTAAAATAGGATACAGCTGCAAGAACAATAGCTACAGCTGTTCCTAATACCAACCAGGTAGGAAGTTTGTTGCGCCAGCTCATTTATATGATTAAAACGGAAAGAGTTTTCATCTATATCAACAATAACAACAATGGAAGAGCGAGCCATAGAAACGACAAAGCGTATGCTTGCTAACCGTAGCATTAAAACAGATGCAGTTGATTCACTTGGTTCGCCAATTGATGAAACACGCATGTATAATATTGGTGGAGTTCTAATCATCTTTAGTGAGAAAAGCCGAGTTACTGAGAATGTTCTGCAAATCTATATCACGTTTGCAGAAGAGAATAACTACAAGAATGGAGTCATTGTAATTTCCCTACTAAACCCATCTGAGAATGTGTTCTCATTTGTACGCGAATACAATAGTGACCCGAAGAATGCTCTCTTTCAGGTATTTGAAATTCGACGACTGCAATTTGATATTACAACCCATCGTCGGTTTCCGCCACACCGAATTATTACAAAGGAGGAACTTTCTGCTCTTGAAAAGAAGTTTAACATCACTGACCCTAAGAAGCAACTTCCTTGGATTGATTCCGAGGACCCAGGTGCTAAATGGGTTGGTGCACGTTCAGGAGATGTGATTGAGATTCAGCGTTTCTCAGAGTCGGCTGGTGCAAGTACATACCATCGATATTGTACGAGTAATGTTCTTCAAACCTAAACATAAATGGAAGGAACATTCGACTCTGCTAAAAACCAGCTTAAGGCAAATTATGTCCAATACTTTTTAACTGATGATGCAAAGTACAAGACAAGTTATGAAACTGCTCAAAAGACTATGGATTCAATTCTAGCAAAGGCACCTCCTTCTCAGGAACCGGAGAAGTTAAAGCCTATAAAGGAGAAGTCCTATATTGGCTTTCGTCAGGAAACATCGAGTCCGACGAGTATTCCGAGTCAAAGCTGGAAGTACTGGGCATTAGGGACTCTGCTGCTCGTTTCATCTGCATTAGCGATGTTCTAAAAATCATTACAAGAACTAATGCGATTCCTCCTAGCAGAACACAAATCCATATATTAAACTGATTTTGAATTCCATCAAGTTGAGTTCTTTGCTTATCTAGGATTTTTTTTAGTGCTTCGGACTTATCAGATGCAGATTGTATTGCTTCAAACTCTTTTTGATACCGGATGATATCAGCAGTTAATTCTGATATCAGTGCAGGGTCAAATTTACCTCTAGAATTTTGTACAAACTCCCGAACGTGTTTTGCTAGATTGCTGTTAATGTTCAGAATCTGTTGTACAAGGGTAGATTGTTTTTGCGGGTCTGATTCGTAGACCGCTTGCGTTAAAGATTGTCTGTAGTTCGTCTTTAAATCTGCATACTCTTTTTGAAAGAGCTGCAATTCTTTTTCTCTATCCTTTTGATATCTGCTGATGTCCATTACTTTTTATCGAGGTATAATAAATGGCAGATGAAGTTATCAGTCTAGTAAATCAGAAGGGTGGAAGAACTATGCCGTATTCGCAGCTCCTTGAGATTCGTCGTAAATATATTGGGGTAATTGCAATGAGACGTGACAACCCCTACAACAGCCCTGACATTAAACCTCGGTTTAATCAGGATAAGTTTATCCGTGAACCGGGCACGAATGGTGCAGTTGATTTCTACTTTACCAGAGGACTGACATATCTATATAGCCGCGCAGGTACGTCAAAGTAAAAGAACACTATAGAATAATATGGAGTACGACACTCTTACTGACCAAATTAACAACGCCGTATCGTCCAGCATTTCATCTGGAACAGATTGGAATGCAGTACCAGGTGGTTTAGATAAAGTTTCAGCCTCTGCTATGGGATTTGCTTGGGGTATTGGTGGAGGTCATGTATGGATATGCCAATTACCATGCTTAGGAAACTGGAAACAAGTAAATATCCCAGTAACATCTACTATACGTGATATCACTACAGATGACATGCATGTATATGTTTTATATCAAGATAAGCTTGCTATTAATACTGCTGATAATACTGGTATTTGGGTAATACCTGATAAGGTTATGCCTCCAGGAATAAGTAAAATTATTAGTACTGCATCATATATCTGGGGACAATCTGAAGACAAAAAGTTCAGATTAGCTAAACCTGGTACAACTGGTGATTGGCAATACATCGATGATAAAATGAATATCAAGATTACATCTGCTAGTTCTGGACATCTATATGGTGTAAGCGCTAAAGGTGAAGCTATGGTTACTGATGAGTCTATGCAAACATCCTGGTCAACAATTCCAGAATTTGGAGGAAAGTATAACTCTATCTTAGGTGATGCTGACCAAACTGCTATATTCGGTATTGATGCAGAAAATAGCTTGAAACGATGCCTAAATGGTAAATGTACAACAGTTGATACTAAAGGTTATACTCCTCAGAACATTACCATTGAGCCGACTTCAAAGCAGATGTGGATGACCACAACAACATCATCTAAATCTGGAAATATTTTCAGCCAACCATTGGTGACAGATTATACTGATATTTTGAAAACTGTTGGACCAATGGATAAGAAGCGTGACGAAGTTGTTGCAGAAGCTGAAACCCAGTATGACCAAGGAACATATTCAGGAATTATGAGTAAGCAGTTTACCATTATAAAAAATATGATTTCTAAAATATTTGAATTAAAGCCAGCATCTGCTCATGAGACAGACCAAACAGTAATTCAAGGAGATATCAATGAAACTAAAGATGAAATGAATACACTCAAATTTTTGTTGCCATTTATTCAAAACTTTTTATTAGTTTTGGCATTGACTGTATTGGTATATACTGCATCTGATTTTCTTGGGGAAGCAACACATTTAGTTGCACTAGCTGTTCTTCTTTCTGGGATAGCTTTCTTTGCTATAAATAAATGAAATATCCTGCTATGAAAAAACGGTATCCTCTTTTGATATTTGGGTTAATACTTGTTGGTGTAACGTTTTATATTTTTTATGGAGTATTCGTGCCATTTATGATTAAATACGGCCATACATCTTTTATATCACTACCATTTATTGGAAAAGCACTTATATGGTGTCTTATTACTGCTGCTGGATTTGAGTTAGTATTTGTTGGATTGGGAGAATACCAAAATAAATATACTGGCTCTAGAATGTTCAAGGGAATTTTATATTGATAAAACAATGGCAGTCTGCGACTTTGAATGCCAAAAAAACAAACAACTCCAAACACTTGGTTCTGCAATGGTGACAGCCGTACAGAACAAAGAGAAAGACCCCGAAGGTTATGAGAAGGCTCGTATGGCATATTATACTGTAAAGGAAGGTGATGGGTGGGTTTACAAGGAGAAGGAAAAGCAGGCTAACGAGAAGGTTCAACCAATTCTGGATTCTTATCAATCTAAATTTGATAAGATGAAGCAAGATATGATGTATCAGAATGCACTTGCACAAGCAAAGAAAGATGTTGCAAATACTGAAATAGGTGACGAGAGTGAAATTAGATTTGTTCATTCTGAAATAGAGAAAGAGCGTGAAGCAGCAAGTGTATATCGGCGAACAAAGGAACTATCTGGAATGCCAATAGATATCTATTCTTGGTTGCCATCATTTCTGGATTTGTTGCTAGGTCTTGGTATCCTGTACATTGTATATCAAGTATTTGTGCAAGGAAAGTTGTCTGCCTTAATAAGTCGTTTCACGCAATCTCCTGGTTAAGATAATAGAGAATGGATTGGTTAATTATTTTACAGTTGATGTTTCTAGTACTTGCAATGTATAGCGTATCAATCTGGTCATCATCACGTGAAGGGTTTGAAGCAGGGGAATCTATCATGCTAGAAGACCCTGAGAAATACTATGATGCCTTATACGCTTCAATATATAAAGCTTTATGGCATTCTTACCAGAAACTTGAATATGAAGAAGTTTCAATGCAAGATATTGCATTAGCTGAATGGCCTAAAGCTAATGTAAAAGTTCTGGATTTATGTTGCGGAGTTGCACCACATGCGTGTTGGTTCAAAAACATGGGTGTTGACTATACTGGTATAGATACTTCTGTTCCGATGATTGAGCAAGCACGAAAGGATTGCCCATCTGCTAAGTTTCAGAAAGGCGATGCTGCACAAGCTACATTGTTTTCTCCCAAATCATGTAGTCATACTTTGCTTCTAGGGTTCTCTGCATACATGTTTCCGAATGTTAAGGTGATTTCTGACAATGCTTATATGTGGACACAACCTGGTGGATTCTTTGTTGTACATCTTGTTGAGCCAGACAAGTATGACCCACTACTAGATTTAGCATCTCCATTCTCTGCATTCTCATTGCAAAAATACTCGTATGACCGCCAGACTAAATCTGATGTATTCTTTGATGATTTCAAATATACAGGAACATTCAACAAAAAGAAGAATGAAGAAGATGCAACATTTGATGAAGTGCTAACCTATTACAATACAGAACTAAGTCCTGGCCATATTAAATATCGTGAACAAAAGCAGAGATGGACAATGCCTTCATTAGATGCTATAATTGAGACTATTAAGAGTTCTGGATTTAGACTAAAAGAAAAGGTTCATCTAGTATCGTGCGGCAAAGAATACCAGTATCTTGTTTATTTTACAAAGTAGAAGCAATGGGTAAAAGAACTATCAGAAGAGGAGGAGCTGGTAGGGGTGGACCAGCACCAGCTGGTCATACTAGTCTTAAATCAAGAAGTCCATCAAAAACAGGAATTTATCGTGCAGCAGTACTGGCTGCTGCAGCTAAAATAAGAGCTGCACCTGCGGCAACTTCAGCTGCATCATCTGCTGCACCTTCTAGAGCAGTAACTCCGCCGCCTTCTCCTCCACCGCCACCGGCTGTATTTGCTGGTCCTCCACCAAGGCCTGCTGATGTACCAGCAGTATGGAGTCCTGGATATGCACCTCCTAAACCAGGATTTGGAAAGCAATTTTTTGGGTCAACTGGCTCTGTAGTCTATAACGCAAATAACCCAAAGCCAGGTGCAGGTAGGTCTAGAAGAAGACGGCGTTCTCACAAGCGTAAAACCCATCGCCGCAGAAGATAATGGATATCTTCGATAACCGAACAGTTCTGGATTTTCAGAAGTTTACATTTTCTGGACATTTGCGCACGCATGTCTACAAAGTGCTTGATGAAAATATAAAGTTAGGTCATGCAGATTATACTTGCTATTGGATTCTGGAATTGATGTGTTCAGGTCTAGTACACTCTTGCTGGAATACTTTATTCTTGAGTTCAGCTATCCATATCAATCGTGGGGCACCTAATGTATTTTTGTACCTAGTCAGAATGTATGAACGTTTTGCGCCATACGAAAGTCAATATACCACAATGAGTATGACTGATATACGTAACAACCATGATGCTCGACATTTATTCTGTGAGGTCGGAGCTTCTGTTGCATTATGTCGTAAATCTAAACTTCCTAGCTTACCTAGAATAAGACCTGAACATGATTTTCAACCTCATGTAATTCAAGAAAACTTAAAAGCACCTTCTAGTATGTATGCTCGTTCATTGATGAAACAAGAAGACCCTATGGAATTATATGTTCCAATAAATGAATTTGCATATTGCATTAGACCAGAAACACGCGATTCAATTCGTGCACTATATTGGGTTTCTTGGATACTTGGTTATGCATCAAAATTTAAAGCAGATAATAAGCAACATCTAGTCTGTGCATATCGGTCAAATGAATATGTAGAAGAAAAGTATCTCAGGTCACCTGTATGGATTTTATGGTCTGTAGTTATGGAAACAGTTCGAACATCTCCTCAGTCTGGTACATTGAATCCATATGTTGATGCATTGTACAAGATGTATTGCTTAAGATGGGGACAAGGTGACCTTAAAAAACGGTTACCATTTTTGATAACATCTATACTTTTTATTTGTGAGTCAACTACACTTGATATACACTATGCAGTACCAAATAATATAACAACTGTTCAAGAAGTTACAAGTAATATTCCTCAATGGATAGGAGCTATCATTCATACTCAAAAAACATTTGCGTAATATACAAGAATGTGTGATAGCGGAAAAAGGTCAAAGTATATGTGGTTTTTTATAGTTTCGCTGCTGGTGACATTTGGTTACATTATTTCTCAAAGAACAGGAGATGGTATGACATTAAATGAGGAATCTCTACCAATCCTAATACTTTTGTTTACGTTACTAATCATTTACTTATCAGTGTGGGTTGCAGAACTAATTAACTGCTATTTTGATGTAAATGCCATACCTGTATTTTCAGATGAAGCTAAGATAATAAAAAGAGGATTAATTGGAGGCCTATTACTTGTATCAGCAGGACTTGGTAAGTGGCTATACGACAATGTTGGAAAACCAGCTGGAAATGCAGCAACACAACGTGTATTTGGAGTAGAATTACTAGGTGGAAAACGTAAACTTAAACACAAACACAGATAAACAAATAAAGAATGAAGCTTCTAATATTTGATACAGAAACTACTGGTTTGCCTAAAAGTCGTGAACCAGCTATTAAGGGAGCAAACAATTGGCCACACTTGGTTTCAATTGCTTGGGTTGTAGTCGAGAATGATAAGATTCTAAAATCAGAATATCATATTGTACGACCACTATGGGATATTCCGGAGGACAGTACAAAAATTCATGGAATTACGAAGGACAAAGCACTTGCAGAAGGAATACCTCTATCAGAAGTTATGACTAAGTTTCTGGAGGAGCCACATGATAAGCTTATTGCACACAATATTAGCTTCGATTACAATGTTATTGTGAATGCAATTTTGTGGGATTTGAAACTAGTTGTACTACCAGATTTCAAGCCAATGTTCTGTACAATGGAAGCAACTCGTAATATCATGAGGATTCCATTTGCAAATGGTCGTGGCTATAAACCTCCAAAGCTATCAGAACTATATGCCTTTATCTTAAAGAAACAAGCAGAACCTTTGCAGTTGCACAATTCATTGTATGATACTCAACTACTTGCAGAAATTGTAATTAATTCATCATTTCTGAAATCAATGATGGGTTTACCTATATCAGGCAATGATAACCCAAATGCTGCTAAGAAGGCACGCACCACCCTCATTCTATAAGCCAATTAAGTCATATGAAACATTGTACCTTTGGTGTTCTGATGGTTGGGTATATGATACAATTGGACAGATAAGAAGGCAATTTTTAGTTGATGCACAAGATAACCTTCATATGAAACAAGAACCAACACAACGTCTGACATATAGTGATATACAATACTCTGAAACAATTACAATAGTAATTATTTCGATTATTCCACTAATGTGGATTGAGAAGGGAGAGACCCATATAGAATGCTACGAAGAGGTCGCGTGATTGTTCGACAACCCTAAATCAAGGGATTGAATAAATGATTGCTTTAGATGTCCTGTATACAGCACTTGCAACTATTGGCGTGATGGTTCTTGTTCAGGTAGTAATCTTCTTTGTAGCGCGTATCATGACTCCTCCTCAGCCTAGAATTATTTATCGTGATGTTCCTGTTCCTCAAGCAGCTCCTGTGCAGCAACCAAAGGTTACTTTCACAGAGCCCCCAGTAGCAGAAGTAAAGCTACCTGAATATGAACCCCGTCAACAGGCTTCAGACTCATTACGCGTGGACCCCGAGCTCCCGGCTGGTCTCCAAGAAACCCGCCCCGCCGGAACCTAACTTTAAAGTCCCTCAAACAAGTGGAATTATGGGATGGATAGCTCTAACATACGACAACAATATTCCCGTGTGCTTGTGGATTACAGCACGTGAATCTTGTGTACTTTCTGTGTGTCTGGATGAACGTCTTTTTGGCGATACTATATTTCGTGCAGAAAAAGTAGGCAACAAATATGTTATTTCTGATGTATTTATCTATAATTCTAGCTGTATCTTTGCTATTTCGACGTTCAAGCAACGATACGACTGGACGAAGCAGATACTCGCAAGATTCTACCAGCATGGACTAGCAGAATTTATTCACAAATCAGATTTGCCAGATGATACGAAGCTACGAGGTCATGAGGTCTATGATAATAAAGAAGGGTCGTACGGTTGTTTTGTAGAGTTAGACGATTCAGAAACAATTATTCGTACTGAGATTCCAGATGTTTATACGGTTCTTGGAAAGCAAGGATATGTGCTTGTTCCAGATTTGAAGACATCTCAATTCTTGCGTTCAAAGGGTTCTGAGTTCAAATTGAAGTGCATTCAGAAAGATGGGAATTGGGCTGTCTCAGATATATTCCCGAAGTAAAGTAAATATGCCTCGTCGTCATACTAAAAAGCAGAAGACTCGTAGACATCGTAAGATGCGTGGTGGATTTTATGAATTTAAGGGAGGTCTTGCGCCTGGAGCTCCTTCTTGGGGGTCAGGTTCCGAGATGGGGCAATATGCAGTAGATAAGGGTGGAAATATCGGGAGTATGAAAGAGGTAATGTACGGTCGTGGCCGTCGTCGTAAGTCTCGTAGCCGCAAGACAAGACGTCGTATGCGTGGTGGTGGCAAGTATGGTGGTGTATCAGCATCTTACCAGGGAGAAGGAAATAGAGGTATGGCAAACTTCGCAGGTATAAATACCCGTGGACCTCCTCTAGGTGAAGCAGCTAATGGAGCATTTAATGATGGTGCAGCGGCTTCTATGGCAAAGGGTGGTTCATTTGATATTCTTCCTAAGTAAACAATAAGATGACCGACAGTTTAATAGCAGGACTTTTAGCAGTGGCAGCATTTGCTTATTTATATTCTCGCCGTCATCCATATGCATTCATATGGACAGTTGTAGGTTACCTTCTTGCATATAATTCTTTGTTTAAGTCATCAAGAGTTCTTTCAGTAATTGCTGGTGTAGTATTAACCCTTATTGTTCTAATGCATCCTCATCGCTTAATTTTTGAGAACTTTGAGAATGAAGAAGAGACGCCTTCTGAGCCAGAACCTACAGGAAAATCAACTCCTCATGTAGACTTGGGTACTACTATCTTGCATGCATACCGCAATCTATCTCCCGAACAAATAGGAGGTATGAAACGTGATACTAAAGAACTAATGGAACTTCAGAAGGAACTAATGGGAACTCTAGCAGAAATGAAGCCGGCTATTGAGCAGGGAGCTCAACTGCTTGGGACTTTCTCTCAGTTTTTTGGGAAGGAGGGGATGCCTTCTGCTTAGAATATTTGATACGTTCCATTCCATCTGCATAAACAAATACATGCAAGTCTGGATTATTAGACGAAATCCAAGGACCACCGAGGGAACGTACCGTATCTCTCCATGATTCTACCTTCTTTTCCAACTCTTGCAATCTAAACCAATCTATCCATAGCTGATATGTTTTAACAAGTGACATCACATACATTGGTGAAAAATTCAGCATACAAAGTTGTACAACGATGTATATTGGGTAAAAAACCATATCAAACCATAAATATGCATTATCTATAAATCCTTCACAAATAAACTTTTCTTTTAAATCAACATATTCTTCTGACAAGGCAAAATAGGGTTCATTCGGGATTTGAATCTTCTTTGACTTCTTCTTCAATGTTTTCCATTCGGGGAGCATTTATTGTTATTCCACTGTTAGGAAAATCTACCTCTTTAAACGTCACTGGGTCAAGATATCTCCAATTTGACAATCCAGGATGCATATCATGCAATAATTCAAGTGTAATTTTATTTCCAGAAACTAGAAACATATTCATATCAGAAGTCAAATCAACTGTTCCACGGGAATTGTTTGCACCAAACCAAAGCCACGGCTCAATTACTTTATCATGCAGTATGTTATACCTTTCGCGTTCAGTAAGTGTCCTTAGCTCTTCTCCTGCACTCCAAATCTTATATTTCACCAAATCTTCATCAATAGAAACAGAGCGAATACGACTGATTGCAAACACATTATTAGGAACTATAGTAGTCCACAAAATTTGCGGAAGAGTTCCAGTAATAGGCCTAAATTGTGATACTTGACTTACAACTGGTTCTTTCGAATACCATAGCGAAAGAATCAGCTTTTTGATTGAGTTTGCAGCCCTAAAACAGCTGAGCATTTATTTTATGTACTGTGTTATCGGTTTAAATCTGGTCCGACGAAACGGGGGCCTCACCACCCTTTAGCTGTGTTACATTTCTATCGCGATTCTTCTTATTATCTGCTGTTAAGGCAGTAAACTTCTCAACTGTGTATTTGGTAAGAGTCTTATCAAGCTGAAGACCCATTGCAATTGAAGAAACAAGAGCAGTCACTACAAAAGGCATTGCAATAACTACCCAAGACACTATACCCAGGTCTACACGGCAGAATGAATCAAGAAGCACTACTAGCAAAATACCAGTTACTGCTTTAATTACAGCTGTCATAAAGAGACCTAGTGAAATATCAAGACCTACATGCACAACAATATACAACATGTATAGAAATGCGGGCGAACATAAAGGTTCAATAAATGAACTCCCTGAGTTAGTGTTCATGCGAAGACTTAAACGAGCAGAAACCATCTTAATGTTCTTTACATTTAACAGGTAAAAAATGGCAGACGACAAGATTGAGAAGTTGATGAGCCTTGCATGCTGCGACAGGGACGAGGCAATTGAACTTCTGAATAAATCTGGAAATGATGTTGTGGAGGCACTATCTATGAAGATGGATATTCCTGTTGGTAAGGATGCACCAAAGCCTCGGCAGTTGAGTATGATTCAGCAATTTTTTAAAGAGACACGCGAAGAGATGGCAACACTAACAGATTCAATCTCTAAAGGATTTATTTCTTCAAGTCAATCCGAACATTCGGAACAAGACGAGATGCGAAGCCCCCCCGTAGAAATGGTTCCACAAAGTAGTTGTTATTCGGAATGTCATCTTCTAATTCCTGAATTAGAGGTTGAAATACCGGAAATTGCTTGTCCGTCACAGTCTGAATGCTCTTCCGATTTGCAGTCGAATGACCAAAAATTATCTTGTTCTGGTCAGGAATGCCTTCAATCGTGCCCATGCCTAGAAACGGAGTAGTAGGAAAAGGCCGCTGAAATAGTTGCTTGGGACCCTTGAAACGAGCAGCTGCAGGGTCACCAAATAAGAGTTCACTCTGCGTATCAATCGCACAACCTCCCTCAGGTGAGTTACCAAAGTTACCACGAGGTACTAGACCAACATATTCTGCTGCAGCAGTCCAAGCTGACCCATTCCCACATGAAGCAGGAGCATTCGCAAAGTATGTCGCACTCATGTTCCGCTTTGAAGAGTCAGAGTTAGATAATCTATCTTCCAGACCACCACGTGTTGTTGCATGAAACAGTGGGTATCCCGACATTTACTAGTGGTTTAGAAACTAAACTTGCTAGATAATTATAACAATAATGTCGTGGGGTTACCACCTAATACTAGATTGCTCAAAATGTGTTTCATTTAAAATTCGCTGCCCACAAAATATTACCAATTTTGCTAAGACACTAGTACAACGCATTGACATGGTTCCCTATGGTGAACCCCAAGTTGTTCATTTTGGGTCAGGCGACAAGTCAGGATATACGCTTGTACAACTTATTGAGACTTCAAATATTACTGCACACTTTTGCGAAGAAAGCGACGATATGTATCTGGATGTATTTAGTTGCAAACCTTTTAACCCCAAAGATGTAGAAGATGTCGTTAGCAAACATTTTTTCCCGATGTACAAAGAATCTAGATTTTTGATACGGCAAGCCGGCAAACAACCTGAGCTAAAGTAATAATAAATGAACCCAGAGAGGTGGGATAATATAATAAAAAAATTAGCAGATAGTGTTATTAATAAACCAATTGTTAGGAATCAAAGACTAAACAGAGCTGCAGTCATTATTGAACCAAGAAAGTCTGATACTTTGCTTCATTTATTGACGTGGATGATTCATCTATTAACTCCGTTCGGTTGGAATTTTATTATCATATGTGGTATGCAGAATACAGAATCAATACAGAAACACATTTCTCTATTGAAAGTGGATGATATAGTCTCAGTACAGACAAAGCCAGTTAATAATATGACCATTCCAGAATATAGCAGTCTTTTAAAAAGCATTGAATTTTGGGAATCAGTTAAGCATGAAAGTATTCTGATATTCCAAACTGATTCAATATTATTAAATGGAAACTTAGAAGAATTCTTACATTATGATTATGTGGGAGCTCCGTGGTCTAATAATACACAAGTATACATAAAAGGCAAAGTTGGAAATGGAGGACTTTCTCTGCGAAGAAGGTCTGGAATGATACGAGCTATAGAAAAGTCTAGACAATTTAAAATTACAACTAAAAAGAAATCAGTTTATAAGGACGAAGATGTATTTTTTGCAGTAGAATGTCAACAAAATCTAAATATAGCTCCATTTGAATTATCTAAAAGATTTGCATGTGAAACTATTTTTCATGAAAATCCTTGTGGTGTGCATAAGTTTTGGAGATATCTAACACAAGAAGAGGTTGAAGCTACATACAAATATATTGAATCATTCATTCAAGACCCGCTTCAATAAATCAGGTGTGTTATTCAGATGCCATATTATACGACTAAACCCACCAGCTGATGCCAAAAATTTCTTGGAGCTTGCACATATTAATATATCAATCACTGCCTTTTCTACTGCATGTGGGTCAGTTTGACCAAATTTGGTGTGCAATGAGACATATGGAATTAAAATTTGTTGATAAGAATATGCCTTTATTATTTGTGAATATTTACTTGATAATGAGTCCATTAAAGACATATTGTCTGTAGCTAAATAAACTGCTGTCTTATCTTTTACAAACTCATCTATTTCTGCTAAACTTTTCTCTAAGTTTTGGTCAAAATGGTCTGTTGCTCTTAAATGTATTGCACTATAAGAATCGGGTAGTTGCGCTTTCTTTAGTTTGAATGTATCTAAGAGCTTTGTAGTAAAGCGAAAGTTTTCCATTGTCAGCCAACCACCATGTCCTCCATGATATATTAAAAGAGTTTTACTGCTATAAGAGCAGCTCATATCAAAATGAGCAATTTTACCATCAATTGTATATAGACCTGGAGCGGTAGCTGCTGCAATCTTAAACATATCCCTTCCATAGCACCGTGGTTCTATTCTATAGAACTCTCCAATTTTTTTATATTTATCCTTGCCACATAATACCTTTACAGGATAGTTTGAAAAATCAAAAATAGAAGTTAGGTCAGAAGCAGGATATAATACTAAGTCCCATACAATTGTTCTTTTATGCTCAACTGCATATGGAGTTATCATTTCGAGCATATACATTGCATCACATAATCCTGCATTAACCCTTAAAATAATAAATCCACCCATTATACTTCAAAACGAATTAATCTATACATTATAAACTTATATAAAACAACATGTACCTTCAACCTTGCGATTGGCGAGAATATGACAATAAGTTTAAATATGTCGTAGATGTTTACGGACGAACTCATGAGGGTGATGTCGCACGAGTTCGTATTACAGACTTTAAGCCTTATTTCTATTTGCGCGCATTTCCATCAGAAACAGCTGCTCAAATTAGCTCTGCTATCTCATCTATTAAAACTATTCAAGGCCTAAAAATTACTGAAGAATCCAAACTAGATGCAATGCGCGGATTTAATGGTCTTCAATCCATTCGTGTATGGAAACTAGCATTCCCTGCACTATGGTCATTTAAACTTGTAGCAAAAGAACTTCGTGCTGGTCTTCGTATTGGTAATCGCAAAGTACAAGTTGAAGATGTATTCGAATCTAACTTACCTCCATACCTTCGTCTATTTCACGAACGTGACATCTCTCCTGCTTCACCCATCAAATTTCAAGCAGAGAATGATACTATCGGAGAAGAAGAACGCGTAAATGTTGCATATAAAGTTGCATACACAGATGTAGAACCCTTCTCAGGAATTAGCATCCCAATGTATGTTCTATCATACGATATTGAAGTCTACTCTGCATCAGGTAACTTCCCAGTATCCTCTAATCGTGAAGATGAAATTATTCAAATTGGTATGTCTTTTCGTTGGTCAGATGATATGATGACTCCAGTAGAACGGTATGTTCTTGTATCAGGAACTTGCGAACCATCTGCAGACCCAAGCCTGAAGTTCATCTCTTGCCGCAACGAACAAGACCTTCTATTGAAGTTCAAAGAATACATTCAAGCAGAAGACCCCGATATCATTGTTGGGTACAATACGTTTGGCTTTGATGACAGCTACATAGCAGAACGGTGTACGATGCATCATATTGAACTTCAGCTCGGTAGAACAGATACTCGTCAGTGGGGTCATAAAACTGAGATGGTAAAAACTGAAAAGAAGACATTTGAACTTGCTTCTGGAAAGTATGCAGTCAGGTACTTTGACCTACCTGGTCGACTACCAATTGACTTATTGCTGAGCATCCGTCGTGAACAAAATTTGGACTCATACAAACTTGATAATGTAGCTAGTACTTTCTTGCGTGATAAGGTTACTAAGTTGGTATCACTTAGTGGGTTTCAGTATGAAATTCATACCAAATCTACTCGTGGACTATTTACTGGTAATATGGTTCGGTTTGACATAGTAACAAATACTATCAACCCTTACCGTGAAGGTCAGAAGTTTATAGTAAAAGAAGTAAAGCCTAAATCATTTATTGTTAATTCGGATAAGCCAATTTTGGATGAACTTTCAGCTGAATATCAAAGCAAGTTAGAATGGTCATTTAGCAAGGATGATGTATCTGCACAGGATATGTTTGAGCTTCATAAAAAAGGTCCAGCTGACCGAGCTGTTATTGCTAAGTACTGTATTCAAGATTGCGACCTTGTACTGACTCTGATGGCAAAGCTAGATACATTGGTGAATGCTCGTGGTATGGCTGATGTTTGTCGTGTTCCGATTGATTTCATCTTTCTGCGTGGCCAAGGAATCAAAATCTATTCAGCAGTTGCATACAATGCTTCTAAGAGGGGTCAAATCATTATGGCTCAAGAATCAGTTGATGGCGACATGTCATATGAAGGAGCTGTAGTATTGCCTCCAAAGATTGGTATGTACCTAGAAGACCCAATCCCTGTTCTGGACTTTAATTCACTTTATCCGTCAAATATGATTGCATTCAATATCTCTCCGGATAGCCTAGTGTATGTTAAGACATTTAATATGGATGGGCGCAAGATTCATCATGAGGGAACAGATGGACCTGAGCTAGACAAGCTAAAAGAAACATACAAGATTGATGAAATCTCATTTGATACTAAAAATGATGATGGCGAAGTGATTGGTAAGAAAACATGTGGGTATGCACAACCAACTGAAAATCCAACCAGCATTGGTTTGCTTCCGATGACTCTAGACATCCTTCTTAAGAAGCGTAAAGAAACTCGTAAACTGATGGAGAAGACAGAAGATGATGCTCAGAAGTCTGTACTCAATGGACTTCAGCTTGCGTACAAGGTTGTTGCTAATTCAGTATATGGCCAGACAGGTTCTCGAACATCTCCTATTCGTAAAGTAGAAGTTGCTGCATGTACCACTGCAGCAGGCCGTGAGAGACTGATGTTTGCTAAAAGCGTTGTTGAAACTGAGTTTGGAGCAGAGGTAATTTATGGCGATACAGATTCAATCTTTGTAAAGTTCCCTACCAAGGACTTGGCTACTGCAATTGCTCTTGGCAAGAAAGCAGCTGAACGAATCACTTCACAATGTCGCAAAGCACACAAGATTGAGTATGAGAAGACGTTCTTTCCGTTCATTCTATTCTGCCGGAA